ATTACGCTCGTACAAGATGTCACGCACAGCTTGGCCCACGCTCAATGACTGGAATTCACCAGTTGCAGAATCAATGTATCCAATAGCTATAGCGTTGTCTACTACACCGCGACGTGTGCCAGCAGGTGCCAACCATGGATAACTCACTGCATCACTGCGCAGGATTGTGCGCACCATCATGTGACTTGGAGGAGCTACCACTGTGTTGCCACTGAGGTCTGAAGTCTGGCAGCTGGGATAGAATGTTGCAGCGTAGTTGCTGGTTGCCACTTGACCATCTTCTGTTGCTGTACCAAGACCATTGTTGTTTGTAGCCCACTCAACCAAGCTGTTGCCGTCAGCACCAAGACGCATTGGTGTATCACCAATTACAAACAAGGTGTTACCACGCTCATTGCTGAGAGCAATCATGTTGGGAATCAACTCTGGGTAAGCAGGAGTTGAAACCAAGTTAAAGCCATTTTGCTCTTCGCGAGCTGCAATGCTGGTATCAATGCCACTCTTCATGGCTGCTACCACCATCTTGCGCTGAGCTTGACGGCCTGAGTACATGCTACCATTGTCTTTGTTGCCACTGGCAGTGAGCCATGTGTTCTTGACGCTGGGCAATGTGTCATCGGGGAAAGTTGTTGAGTTAAAGTAATTGACTTGGAAACTCTTGACATTGTAGCCATTGCGACGAGTATTCCACAACAGCATACCTTGTGGATACAATGTGTAGTCAGGAGCGTCAAGATCCAAATAGTTAGAAGTCAACAAGCTCACAATGGTTGGGATTGGATCAGCAATGGGGTCAGTTGTTCCGTTAGGAGCCCAACGTGCGTCAGCAAACAACACACCATTTTCTGTAACTTGGTCAGTAGTGTCTACCAACACCCACTGATCTGTGTTATCAACTGATTCCCAACGATATATTACAGGATAGTTTTCTAAATCACTTGAGTCAATCCACAAATCACCATATACCAATGCGCTTTGAGCTGAGTTGTTTTGACTGGCAGGCGCTGTGGGTGCCACGATAGGTCCGCTGGCGTTGGTGAGACTTAGATCAAATCCTCGTACATCATTGGTGACGTTTTGGTAACCTCTCCAACCAGAACTAGTATTGATCATGATGTCACAGTCGTCTACTGAACTGTAATACCACAAACGGCCATCAGCAGGATCTTGATCTGGTGCTGTGTCGCTGGCAGTGTATTCAAAGTCAGGTTGTGTTACCCAGTTACTGAGAACAATACCATTTGTAGTGCCGCTGGGTGGTCTGCAGAAAGGTGTTGCATCTGTGAAGCCAGCTGAGGTCACTGGTGTTCCCAAAACGTTCTGCAAGAGAATACTGCCGCCTTGACTGTGTGTGATCACAATGTTACCAGCACTGTTGACTGATGCTGAAACATATGGCACATTGGCTGCACTAACTGCTGCGCAGAAGGCAGCTGGAGTTGTACCGGCTAATACTGCATTACCAGATGTGCCGCTGAGTGTGGTTGACCCAGGTTCAGATGCAAAAATGCTAAATGAGTTGCCACTAGTAAACGTTGGACTTTGTTCAGTGCCTGTAACTATGGTGGCACCAAAAGCTGCACGTTGCAAAATTACATAACTGAAGTTATCAACTGGAGTAGTTAAGTAAAATTGTGCACTGGATTGGGCAATGATTGTGCCTTCAGGAATATTTTTACCACCACCACTGGGATCAAGGATATAGTTTGCTGTAGCATCGTTTGCAAAAACTGGACAATCTTGTGTGATCCAATCAGCCAATGTAGCACTGTATCGCTTAACCACAATATTAACACCATTGTTGGCGGCGCTTTCGTTATTCCATACAGAGCCAGTTGGGGAACCGCCATTTGGTCCAGTTGTGCGCCAGTTTGGAACTTGATAACTGTAAGCAGATAAAAATAGTGGTGCTGAATATTCACCAGATGTCAATCCCAATGCAGTAAACAATGCGCCGCCTTGTGCACCAGAAGGCTCAATGCTGGCCACGCCCATGGGGTAAGTCAGTGAGGAACCGTCATTTGTAGCATTACGGTCAGCATAGATTGTCAGTTTGCCGCCTACGGCAGCTGCGGTAATACCAGTAATGGCCGCAGCATTAATGGCTGATGCCAATGCTGATACACCACCTGCAGGCAATGTAACAACCGAATCATTAATGGTCATTTGAGCACCAGCAATAGCATTCAAGCTAGCGGTAGACGGTGCATTGGTACCGGTAATAGTGGGCCAAGATTGTTGCCAGGGTTCGTCGCCCAACAATACCCAAATGTTTCCACTATTTTTATAGTAACCATTGATGTGAGTGTAATCATCAGGTGTTAAAGAAGCTGGATTGTATGGGGGAATAGTAATGGCATAATCGCCGATGTTACCAAGACTTGGTATTGGAGTAAAATCACCACCGTCCCAATCAGTCATGTCGTCAGCACTGGTCAATACCAATGGTGTTTTAACAGTGAAAGTTCCGGTAGTTTGATTCCACTCTTGCAGTCCCCATTGAGAAACACTAGTGTCTATCCAATATGCGCCGTCGTCTGGAGCACCAGTAGGACGACTCAAACTGGCGGTGAGTTCGGTCAAATCAATGTCAGCACGTTGAACATAGCAACGATTTGTAACACCCAATGCTGAGTATGCAGCCAACAAACCGTATTCGTTAAGCTCGTAACCATTGATTGGTGTACCAGTTGTGGTGTTGTAAAAGAATGGTACGCCAAATGTGGCAACCAAGTCTCGTTGACTGGTGATTAGATATGTTTTGTTGGCGTTGGCTGCGGTGGTGCCGGCAGCAACAGTAATACCGTCGCCAGAAACTTTGTTCTGAGCAGTGGCAATTACAAAATACGGGACTGTGTTAACAGCTGAAGGAATGTATTGACTCTCGTCAATTACTGTTACTTCTACGCCTGGAGATACTAGAGCCATAGTGGGGTCCTTTTCAAGTTCTAATATTTATTGGCAACCGGCAAAAACAGTGCTTTACGACGCCCTTTGGCAAAGGTCCACTATAAATACAGCATGAAAAGACCAGTATGTCAAGCCTGCAACCAACGTCTGTGTGCTATTAATTATATCAAAGAAGATCGTGTGCATTACCGATCAAGATGCGAAACATGTTTACGCAAGGGCAAAGGAATCAAACGGCGTGTGCCAAGATGGGAAGCAGCAGGCTACAAGAAAAAACCCACATGTGATCGATGTGGGTTTAAAGCAAGACACCACAGTCAGTTATTGGTGTTTCATGTAGACGGTAATCTTGACAACTGTGAGTTAAGGAACTTAAAAACAGTGTGTTTGAATTGTGTAGCTGACCTACACAGATATGACTCTACTTGGCTGCCGGGTGATCTTGAGCCTGACCAGTAGCCAACTGCTTGACTTGTTGGTATAGGTGATCCAGCGTACCATTGTTGTCTAATACTAAATCAAATTTTGTGCCTACCCAAGCAGTTTCTGATGCATGAATTTTTAGAGTTTTTAGTCGCTCACGACTGATCATCCAACTCATGTTACCCCGACCTTCGTTGACATTCACAGCATCTTGATACCAATCAGGTTCAGGCCCACGCACTACCCTAATGACTTTGCCCCCGGCTGCTCTAATGGCAGTAATTTCATTGGGGAAGCGGCAGTCACTGATCACCACATCATCTTGACTGTTGCGTAACTTGTTTTCTAGTGCAGCAATCCAGATGTCATCATGAAACCCACGACGACATACTTCTGTGCCCCACTGCTGTAGCACCCAACGCGGGGTAATATTTAAGCCCAATCGATTGCTCCACCACTCATCACGTACTTCACGCCACTCGCGGGCCTGTTTGGTGCGGCCTTCCAGCATGGTTCTGTCCCACCCAAACACCTGTGCTACAGCATCTTTAAGGCTGTTGGCAAAACTTTCTCTACGAAAGTGATGCAAATTAACTAGGTAATCTGCAATGGTGTCCTTGCCCGAGCCAATGAATCCACAGATGCCAATGATCATGCCAGTTCCTTTATTTTGAAGTATTTAAGTGTGTCTTGCAACAGGCCAATTTGTCTGCGGCAATCTTCTAATGCATGATGGCTTGTAGGGGGCTTTTCTAAGCCTGGCCACAACCCAAACACTGTGCGACTGTCCCGCACTGAGTAGTACTGCCAGGGAATGGGTTTGTTGTAGCTTTTGTAAGCATGCTCCAAGATGGTCATGTCGTACGTGGGACCTTGGGCCCAGATACGCTTGGAGTGCCAAATCAGTTTACCTAATCCGTCCAGTGCCTCGTCCAAAGGTATACGACCTTCTTCAGCAAAGGCTTCTGCTTGTGCTTCTTTTTGTGTGGCCCACCACTCTATGGTGCCTTGTTCAATTTTACGATTGGGTTGGCTTTCAAGATCAACCCTGGCATAGTAAAACTTGTCAGGGTAGTAGCCATCGCCAAGAGGATCAAAACCTTGTGCGGCAATAGTGAGAATACAAGTTTCAGGGCCTGTAGCAAGGCCTTCCATGTCAATCATCAAGTCCATGCTGTATTATAGCAGGTCACTGTGACGTTGTCAATTAACCAATTACCCAAGTTAATGGCTGGCTGGCATCCACATAGTTTACCAATTGACCAATGAGATCAGCCATGGCTTCTTTGGCTTCGGCTTTCATGGCAGTGCCATTTAGGGTACCGCCGCCTTGTGGGCCTGCAATTTGCCCAAACTTCTCACGTGCTTCACCAATGATCATCTTGCAGTTGGCTACCATGTAGTCCTTGATCCATTGTTGGATTTGGAAATCGCTGAGCAAGTTGATTTCTGGTTTCAAGTTGTAAGTCCATAGCAACACAGCTTCTCCGGTGTTTTTGGGATCACGAATCAACTGCAACTTCTTTGTGACAGGATTGTAGGTGTAGTTCATGTACCCACCAAACATTCTAGCAGCCAGTTCTACATACTGTGAATAAAAGTCGTAAGTGGCCAGGCCACCAGACACGTTGAAGTTCATCAAATAAACATTCAAGCTGGCCTGGCTGAACGGATCAAAATTACTTGCGTATGGGCCTGTGGCATCACCAAACGTTCTACGAAAACACTGTCGCACACTGATGACTTCTTGAGGCAGTGTGTAAACGTTTTCGTCTTTGACCAAGTAAAAGAAGCTGTAACTTTCCTCATAGGCATTATTGGCACGTTGACGATAGGTGCCAATGGTTTTTTGATACGCGGCTTCGTAGTGCTCGGGATCAAGTTCCAGATCAATGATCTGTGCACCCAGCTGAAGTTGTACATACTCATTGAGATTTTGCTTGAGTTGAGATAATGTGTCTTGCTGTTCTGCCATGATTTAATCCTGTAGTTGCATATTTAGCGCATTGATCGCAGAGGGCAGCCAGGTAGAAAAATCCAAGGGCCAGCGTTTTTGCCAGGCTGCAAGTAATTGTTGATTGTGTATGGCAGCTTGCTGGCATCGAACAGCCAAATTGGGATATGATCTAGCGTGTCTTAAATTTTGAACTGCATATTTTAGCCAGTCTTGAATTTTATCAGCCCCGTTGACTCCTGTTTGATAGGTATTTTCATATCCATGATCTATTACATCATCTAGTACATCAAACCCCAACGATTTCAAGTAACTGATTGTAGTTCTGCAAGCATACAACATCCAAGGGGCTGGCGTTTGCAATGCTCTAAAAGTTTTTTCACTAAACGTTATGGTGTCGTCACCAGCATAGGTTTCAACTACAAGATTAACCCAACTCTGCAAATTTGCTGTTTCAAAACTTACCATGCGATTTAAAATTGGACTGTCACTGGTACTGCCTGCATTGTAGTTCAGGTAATCTTGTTCAGTGATTCCACGAACATTAACAAACTCTTTGAGAATTGCCTGACGTTGAGAATCTCCACGGTTTATACTTAGATGAAGATTTTTTTGGGGCAGAAATTCCCCGTTGGGTTGATAATAAAAAATTCCCCAGTAGCTGTCAGGCAACTTACACACAGTACAGTCAGGGGTAGATAAAACTTTGTTGTCAGTTATAACAACTGTGTTTTCTGGAAACCGTTGGTTGGAGTTTTTTAATGTCAACACTGAGTAGCAGGTGTTAAAGTCGTCTCCTAATCTTACAACTGCATTGTGCAAGCCAGCTTGCCAACAAACTTTAGCGTCGTCAATTTGTTTGTACCCAAGGTTGCCTATTAGGTCTTGAAGCAGTGCCGCAACGTTTTGCTCACGCTGAAGGCAACTAGATTTAATGTATGCCTCGCCTTGATACACATCATCAATCATTGAATGATCTTTTTCTAATTGGAAATATTTTTTGAACAGTCACATGTACTGGACAAAATTGGCACTGCGGCACCGGATCATCAAGTGTTTCCCAAAACTGTTTAGAATACTCATCGTAGTTTTCTACAGTCAGTGGTTTGTACGAACCTAATATTTCTCTTTCGCCAGGCCACAACGGCAACGGATGTTGTCTATCAAATTCTGGTAATAATGCAACTGGGGCACATTTGTAAAGTTTGCCTTTGACAAAATGATAACTTTTCCACTTTACAAAGCCGCATGCCTGATGCGCCAAATTGGGATCGCTTCGGTGTATAGTTAATTGTTTTCGATAGTCTACGCGAAGGGCTGAAGGACCAAACTCATCCTTGATAAACACTCTTACTGTTACACCATTTACATCAACAAAAGACCACCCGTCCCAATTGTCTGAATCAGTTATTGAAGTTTCTTTAACTGGCCCTTGTAAAAAATTACAGATGTCTTGTTTTAAGGTTTCAAGTTCTTCAAGATTGTGTAAGCTAACTCCAATGTGATTCATCACTCCGTTGCTGTCAACATATTTCAACAAGGGGTACAATTCAGGCATGTGTTTGAATCTTGTGCCATTGGTTAGAATTTGAACACTAGTGTTAAATGTCTTGTTTAGTCCTTGTACCCAATCTACCAGCGTGGGATTGAGAAAAGGCTCACCGCCCATTATAGTAATAGCAGTGAGCTTGACTTGTTTGCTCCACTGTTTGTAAACGTCAGCATAGTCGCTCCAACGTTGCCATCCAGTGAATTTGTAGTTGTTAAATCTGTTGCAATTATCGCAGGTTAAATTACAAACATTGGTGATATAAAAATCAACCTTGTTGGGAATGACGTGCATTACCTATTTATAAATTACCAAGACTTGAGTATAATCAAATTCTCAGTACCTCGAGCATTCCATGCAGTTTCTGTAGTAGTAAGCTCTTTAAACATCTTACGTGCCGCTGGCTTGCCCGCGGCCTGCATGGCCTTGACCACGTCCTGTGGTTTGCGCACAGTTTTTTGCAGGGTTTCTGCTGTAGAAAAACCAATGATGCTGTTGCTCTTGACTGTGAAGGCCTTGGCATATTCATCTGCTACCAAGTGAATCAATTTGCGTTTTTTAGTGTCATACAACCAAGCTTCGCTCTTGTCCACAAGGCTTGCAGCCGGTAATGATTTCAATTTGAGTTCAGCAAATTCTGCCAGAATCTTAAACTTAGCCGCACGTTTTTCGGGTGGCACTGCTTTGACCTTGCGTGGCTTGCGTTCCACTTTCTTGATCTGTACATAAGCACCGCAGTCGTTGATCACAGCTTCGCAGAACTTGATTACGTTGCGCATTTGAATCTTGGAGAGATGACTGTAGCCCTCAACCAGTTGTGCATCCTTACCTTCTACCACACGTTCAAACTCTGACAGTTTGCGTTTCCAGTTGTCAGAAATTTGACTGACCATTTGTGGCGCTATGTTCAATCCACGCATGATCACCACAGGCTTGAAGTCTGCGGTCATCTTGGCACCACTCAACAAGAACTCGTCAAACAAGCCCTCTAGCTCACCGTCGCACTCGTTGGCTTTTTCACGCAGACGATCTTGAATTGTGATCTTGGGCGCCACTGGTTCTTCTGGGGCTTCTTCCACTGTGTTTTGTTTGCTGTCCAGTATTTCTCTCAATTGGCTTTGTAATCTAGCCTGTTCGCTGTCGTTCAACTCCAGGCCCAGCATGGTCATGCGGCACAACCAGCCTGTGGTCAAGCGGATGGCCGAGTCAGGAATGCCTTTGAGCAGTCGCACATCGGCCTTTCGACCATGTGTTTCCAAATAATTCACAATCATGTCACGGGCATCTTTTTTGCCGTAAAAATAATTGTACCAGGTGAACGCTTTGCTCAATGCTGTGATGCGATACTCAGTGGGTTGGACTTGCCAAGTTGGCTCCATCCCAAGAATGTTGGTGTCGGAACTGCGGGGGTTTAGCAGTTTAATTTTGAATGTGGTGCTCATGTGTGTCCTTACTTATTTTACAGTTAAATCTCGGCACAGTTCAAACAATTCCGTGGCACGTTTGAGTTTGAAGTTTTTGTGGTTGTACATGTACTTTCGTTTGCGCTCTGCAACATCAAGAGCCTCCATCAGCCGCCATTTGGTGTCAAAGTCTGACTTCATCAAAATACGATTCATGTCAACAATGTCCAGGCTGTATTCCACCCATTTTTCTGTGGCTTTTATTAGGTCATAGGGCACAACTGCTTTGGACTTGTTGGCAGTAGAGTACTTTGCAACAAAATTTGCTGCCTTTTGCATACGGACTCCTGTAGTGAACAAGTGTGTATTATAGCAGATAGTGATTATTTGGTCAAGTTGGCAGAAAGTAGTACTAAAGTAAGATCTGATTCCCGGCGGAATGTGATCCAAAACGGACGTAGGCCGCGCCCGTTGACTTTGCCAAAATATGAATGCCAGTCATTGTCGGGCATGTAGCCTCGGGCTCCCAGTTTGGTATCGCATATTTTTTCAAGAGGAACGCCTTCCTCAAGCCATGATTTACATCGCACAGCAATCACATGCCCGTGGTTTTTGTATTGCTTGAATCTGCGATCCAGTCGAACTACTTTCATGCCCAAATTGTAGCAGGTTTAGAATATTTGGTCAACCAGCCCATAAATATACACTATGCCACGCCTAAGTTTATACCGCCCAAATCGTACCCGTGATTACCAGTTTTTGGATCGCACTATCTCTGAGATGTACACCGTGGGTGGCATGGATGTGTATGTTCATAAGTTTTTGGGCCCAGAAACTGGAGGTGAGGATTCGGCATTCAGCGGCAATTTTGACGCCACCCAACCTATCTATGATGAACTCAGTCCAATGAACATTCAGGACTTGCTGTTGCTAGAAAACCGTGATAGAATCTATGCACCCGACGTGTATATCATGCGTGGAGTATACAACCATCAAGATATTGACTTTGATCTAACACAGTTTGGTTTGTTTTTAAACAACGACACCCTGTTTATCACGTTTCACTACAATAACATGATAGACACATTTGGACGCAAACTCATGACTGGCGACGTTTTAGAACTGCCCAACCTTAAAGATTTTCATCCACTCAATCCAAACTTGCCGCGTGGCTTGCCAAAATACTATGTGGTACAAGATGCTGATTTTGCCACTGAAGGCATGAGTCAGACTTGGTTACCACATACCTGGCGTGTTAAGGCCACGCCCTTAACCGATGCTCAAGAGTACAACTCAATAACCAACAAGCCGTTTGTGGCCGAATACATTTGGGATCCGGGCGATTTTTATCCCACAGGGTCAGTGGTCAACTCTGGTGATGTGTACTACCAATCCATAAGAAATGTGCCAGCGGGCACAGAAATCACCAATACAACATTTTGGAGAGAGTATACTCCTAACACCATCAGTGACGTCCAGGGCACTCGCACCAAAGACACCGAACTCAATGATGCAATTCTCACACAAGCCGATATTGAAGTGCCGCTGTCGGGCTATGACATTGACAAGTTTTACATTGTGCCTACTCAAGACGGTGAGCCTGCCAATCCTGATTCGCTTACTGCTGATCAAACTGTCACTACAGACGGCACACAAGGTGGGGCATCAGTAACTCCCAAAGATCTTGGCTACGTCATGGGCTATTTGGTGGGCGACGGCATGGCTCCCAATGGATTGCCAGTGACTCCTAGTGTGAGTTTTCCTCTCAATCCAGTCAGTGGCGACTACTGTTTGCGTCTGGACTACAAACCCAATCGTTTGTTTAGATATGATGGCGCTCGCTGGGTCAAGATCGAAGACCGAGTTAGAACTGATCTCAACAACGGTCCATTAAATGAAACCCTGCGTTCAGGCTTTGTAAATAACACTAACACCGTTTTGACCACAGATCTAGGGCGCATTCCAAGTCGGCAAAGTCTTAGCGAAATTCTCAAACCACGAGCCGACAACGGCGACGACGGCGGGTTCAAATAAAGAGAGATTTAATGCAACAGTTTTTTTACGACGAGCAGATACGCAGATTCTTACTACAATTCACTAGAATCTTTTCAGGATTTCAAGTGGAATACGGTCGCGAAGAAGGTACGGATACTCCTGCACTGTTACGAGTACCAATTCGTTATGGTGATGCCAGTCGCAATGCCCAAACCATATTGCAAGACAACTCACGCAACAGTTTGCCGTCAACTCCGTTGATGACATTCTACATCACAGGCTTGGACTATGATCGTCCTAGAATGCAAGAACCTTATTTTGTCAGCAACATCGCTGTGCGCCAACGCACGTATGATCCAGCTACAGAAACATACGAAACCACACAAGGCAATGCTTTTACTATCGAACGCTTGATGCCTGTACCTTACAAACTCACAGTCACACTTGATCTTTGGACATCAAATACCAACCAAAAATTACAGTTGATTGAACAGATTGTGACCTTGTTCAATCCGTCATTGGAAGTGCAAAGCACAGACAACTACATTGACTGGACCAGTTTGACTGTGGTTGAATTAGAAAGCACTCAGTGGACTTCTAGAACAATTCCGCAAGGCACAGAAAGTCCCATTGACATTTGCACCATGAAGTTTGCATTGCCAATTTGGATTAGTCCACCAGCTAAGGTCAAGAAACTGGGCGTGATTGAACGAATCATTGCCAGCGTGTATGATTCTCAAGGTGATGCCAACAATGCAATCACTGACAGTGATTTGTTGCTGGGCACACGACAGATATTCACTCCATACAGTTATCAAGTTGTTTTGATTGGAAACAAAATACAAATATTGCGTGATCCGTCTATTGTTGATCAACCCAACAGCAGCCTTGTACCTCCAGACATTGTGAGTGACAGTAACTTGTTATGGCCTGCTGTGATTGGCGTGTATGGCGTTCTACGTCCTGGGGTCAGTCAGATTAGACTGATTCAGCCTGATGATACCGAAGTAATTGGTACCATTACACTAGATCCCAACGATGACCGATTTGTGTTGTATGATGTGGATATTGACACAGTGCCACAAAATACGCTGGATCCCGTAGATGCTGTGGTCAACCCACTACTGAGTGGTCCTCTCAATGGACTTGACAGTGCACTAGATGGTCAACGCTATTTGCTTACTGAAGGCACTGGAGCACTGGGCAATGAAGGGCCTGCTGAAGCCTGGGTTGGAGCCAACGGGCGGCCATTGGTGGCTAGCGCCAACGACATAATTGAATACCAAAATGGTTATTGGCGTGTGAAATTTGATGCCAGCGCACAATCTAGTATTCAGTATGTCACAAACATAACTACTGGTGTACAATATATGTGGACTGGTGAAACATGGATCAAAAGTTATCAGGGCCTCTATCCTGGAGGTCAATGGATTCTAGTGCTGTAAGAGCAGTGGGTGTTTGGTTTAGGGCCAGCACTACTGGTCGTTACCTGTATCTCTTGCGTAACGACAACAAACACCCCGGTGCCTGGGGACTGCCAGGTGGCAAAGTAGAAACTGGCGAAACTTTGCTGGGTGGTATGGAGCGCGAATGCACTGAAGAACTGGGATTTTTTCCTGAATATCAACGTTTAGTGCCATTGGAGAAGTTTACCAGTGCCGACGGACAGTTTGAATACAACACATGGGTGTGTGCCACTGAGCACGAATTTTGTCCTGAACTCAATCACGAACACCTGGGCTATGCATGGATTGATGCTGGCACATGGCCCAAGCCCATGCATCCAGGT